GTCGTCAAGTTTGACGGTTTTGAGATCAGCCATAGCTTCTCCTCCAACGTTATTTGCATCATCCGCCACTTCCGCGACGGGAGAATCCAGAAGCATGATAGCGTCCCCGCTATCGAGCCTAATTCGGGCGGCTTCACCTGCCCGCGCTTTGTCCACTACGGCAACGTGATTATACCGGATATTTTTCTGTCGCTTAGTATACGGGATACCAAGCCACACACCGGACTCATCTACAAGCTCGCAGGTATAGCCACACGAAAGCTCTTCCTTACCAGAAAGGATGTCATCCACGGCAGTTTTGTCCTGGATAATCATATCAACGGTAAGATGGATGTTATCAGTAGGCCACGGGTTATCACCCACGTTACCAACCTGATATTCTTTGATATTCTCCGCAGTAAGGAGAACCGGGGGATGATCGTTCGTCACCGGCTTCAGCTTCAAAGAAGCAAGAGAATCAGGATGGAACACATCGTCAGGGTGACGAAGCTCCATAACAACTGATCCATCAGCCATCATATAACGAAAAACCCCGATATTTGTGACGCACGCTCGGCCAGCTAAAAAGCCCTCCGGCGTCTGCTTGAAGGCTTCAGTAGACCAGTCAGGTGCTTCTATGCGGTCAAATCTATTTACGGCCATACTACTTGCCCTTCTTTTTCTTTTCTTTCTTCTTAGTACCACACGGCATGGGACGCCTCCTTGGGGCCTACTAGCAGTAGCGGTCTACCCCGGTAATTTCGTAGTACTGACCCAAGATATAGTACCTCTTAGCGAATTGTCAAGAGATACCCTTATCTGTATCCAATGCACTCACTGGATAGCGGAGTTTCTCTTGAATAGACAACTCGACGTAGGTTCCTTTTTCAGACCAGGTGAGTAGGAGACTCCCATAAGGGATAGACTCCACAGCATCAGCTATATCATCAAGCACTTCAAGCGGCAAAGTCATTGAGTCCCCCATCTATGTCAGCGAGATATCGATTCCAGCTCGGCGCGGCCATACACCTACAGGCTATTGCGTAGCCAGGATGTGTATGCTCCATTTTAGCAGTTTTCTTTACCCATTTTTTAACATCCCAGTTATAAAAAACATCTGCATCCGTCCAAGAACACAAAAGACCGTCCATTATGTAGTGAGAGGGGATGGCTTTTGGGTACTTGCCCATAGGATTGCCCCTGACTTTCTCATCCTTAGAGGTCATCCAATAATAAGTTTCCATCCCGATATAAGTGAATTGCTCCTTTGCTATAACCCCATTCAGTTTCCCGATCTGGTCACGTGCTATTAACCGGGCTCTCGGGCCTGAGATATTTTCGGCAAGGCGTTCGATCTCAGCCACAATCTCATCAAACGAAAGCCCCGACTGAAGCCCATTGATGATAGTATCATTGAGGCGTCCAATATAGGTTTGGCTGAGGCCCTTGATAAGTGAATAGTTCTGTTGTTCCCACAAACCCTTAACTTCTTGCCACCAGGGGTAGTCAACCGGGATAGTTGCGCCACCAGCGACAAGCCGTACCTGCGACTGAAGAAACGCGGCACCCTTACCTAAAAGACGCTCGGCGAACTCTGAAAGAGCTTGTCCAAACGAATACTCTAGGTAAGTCGTACCGTAATACGCGGTCAGAAACCGTTCCAATTCTGCCATAATAGAAGAAAGCTCATCATCAGCGGCATCTGTGCGCTTATCGGGGGCCCAACGGATGAGGTAGGGAGTAAGAAGTCGCCACGATTCTGCGATAATGGCTCTCTGCCTATCCCGAATATATCGTGCATAGGTTCGTTCCACAGCTATAGGATACGGCATGGCCCGAGGCTTTAGGTTACGCGAACGCTTCCTTTGGGTCTCGGACATAGCCGATCTATGAACAGCGAGAAGTATCTGAAAACTGTTTTTAGGTGCTTGCGCCATTTTCGCCACCCTCATCATCGGGATCAGGCGGGTCGGGCTCAGGATCAGGTTCTATGAAAGTATACTCGTCCTCATATCCCAGTTCCTTCGCGTATTCCTCGGGATCGCGGATACCTAATTTAATGAGCCGCTCATTGATATTAGTCTCTATGCTCTTGGCCTCAGCGTTTGTCTTATCGACTTTGGCCTGTTCCTCAGCGGAAAGCTGATAGAGACTATTGAACTCTATGGAAATGGGTTCAGCGTACTTTAATTGACGGGCAATGAGTCCCACAAGCCATCGAATCGCAGGGAGTACCTTATTTCGCTGATCGGCTTCTATGAGATCATAATACACACGATTATCATGCTCGGAACCAGAAGAAGCGTTAAGGCCGCTTGGAGTTTTCCCATACAAGCGCGTGACCGGAATACCAGTACTACCCGAAAGGGTCAGCATAAAGCGGTCAACGATCTCGGGAAGAGATGCAAGCGAGGTGTATTCGCGGGAGAAACTTTCATCAGCATCAATAACACGAGCATTCAGGATACTCGTACTCATCTCAAGGGCTTGAAGACGCTTCGATAGCTTCTCCTCACCACCAGCGGCTAACAGCTGGGCAAGACCCTTAAACTTATATGTCCCTGAGCAAAAGCTGTAAAGGATATTGACGATAGACTGATTTATGCCACCAAGATCACGAAGGGCCGCATTGATCGGCTGGAGAGAAGACATTCCCCAATACTTAATGTAATCAGGAACAGCAGAAAGGGAGGTAGCAGGAATCGGGTCATTCTTCATCTCAATAACACGAGTATAGTGAACCATCATATCGAAGGTCTGGTTATTGATCGTATAGCGGACTTTGTACTTGATGATCCGACCGTAAGTGGGACTCTTGGGATTATAGTCGAATTCCGACCCCGAGATGTCAATACAGGTGCGGTCAATAACCTTCAAATACTCGATACTACGGATACGTTCCTCGGCAAGAGGCTGGTCTACAGACCGCCCATCCATAGCACCAACCAAAATAATCGCGCCACCATATAAGCGCCGCCATCGAATAGCCGTATTAAAAATTTCTTCGGCGTTGAGGCGCTCCAATTCAGGCATGACTAGCTCGGAGGCTTTTTCATCAGGTATATTGATCCATTCACGGGTGCAGTCGTCAGCTATAACATTAACTATGCGCGAGGCCAGCCCTTCGCCCATATACAGCTGGGTAAGGACATCATCAGTGAGGATAGTTGCGTATCCATATTGTGTATACTGGCTTCGATCCTGAACTTGGCCCAGACCGATTATAACGTTCTGCCAACCATCCGAATGAAACGCACCTGTCCCTTCCAAGCCTCTTGGAGCCTCAGGAGTAGGGGAGGGGGTGGGGATAGTGTCTGTATGTATTTTTCTCGGGCGTCCACGGCCCCTTTTTATGGCTTCATCGGGCATTGATAGGCCCTCCTAATAGCGTACCATTATGATGACCTACGCTATTTTGTCAAGGCATACCCTTTTTACCACTCGTAAAGCCCCATATAGTTCTCTAAGGAGAAACCGCCTTCCCGAATAATAGAGGCCAAAGAGTCTGGGGCGTCGTCGTGATCCTTGGTAAACTCATTATAATCAAGGATTTGGTTCATATACACGGGGTCAGTCTCGGGGGCCCACTGGATGTTCCGCCATTTTTCAAAAACGTAGGTGGTTATTTTGATCTGCTTATTCATGCTTTCTGCATAGCCTTGCGTGAATATGCCATAGGCGGCAGAAAGGGGATGTTTTGCGAGAAGATCGAGGAAAAAGCCTTTATCAGCGTTATTCTCTGCTATGATCTTTCGCGCCTTATATTGAGAACACTTATCGAAAATAAACAGGATGCAGTCTTGGCAATGCTTCTGGAACACCCACCCCACTGCACAAACCTTTCCGTTGCCGATATTCCCCATGATAGTGATAGCAGTAAAGTCATCTCCGCCATAGGCGCAGTCCACATGACACACAATATCCTTGGCATGGGCGAAGTCCCACTTGTCAAAATAGGCATCTTTGAAGAGGGCGTCATCAGTATTATTGAACTTTAGCTCATAGTTACAGGCAAATAGGGCCGGAGTTTGCGCCTTTTTCGCCTCCTCTATGTGAGCCTCAGAGATGAACGGAAGGACTTGGTAGGGATACACCCGCGCCGGAAGACCCTGATCCTTTAGCATAGTGAGGGCATCTTCACGGTGCCATGCCGTTCCCATAAGAGAGGCATTACCGTCACGGTTGACTATGTTTGCCCGAATTTCCGATACAATTGTTTTAGTGTATTCCCGCTCGGCGGTGAACATACGATCCTTAATATCTGTAACGTCATCCATGATGACGTATTTATAGTGGCGTCCCGTAATACGGGAATCGAGACCGAGCGCCTCTACAGAGCACTCGGGGGTATGATTCTTACGGATAGAGAGATTTATTTTACCCTCTTTCCGGGTATCAAAATACCAGTCCGCCTTTGGGGGGATTTTTCCAGTCTTATCTGCAAAAAATATAAATCGAAAAAGTTCATGGATAGCGGGAGACTCCATCATATTCATTACCGCCCGCACCACTTCAGCGGCGGCGGTATAACTCTTACGGACTACTGCTATAGTCTCCTCTGGATCACGCATAAGACGATACATAATCCCAATCTCACATACGGCGGTAGTTTTATAACTACCCCGCGAGGCTTGAAGAATGCGGTCTTCTTTTGTGTCATGGATATAATGTATCCATTCACTATGGATAGGCTCCAGAAGGGTTTTCCCGGCAAGATGCCCGAGTAGGTGGGGTTGTTCAATAATAGCTTGAACCATGTCCCAGGTGAAAAGAGAAGCCACAAGTACCCCCAAATAGAAAAGGCTACCAACCACTATAGTCGGTAGCCTTTAACCAGTCAAGGAATACCCTTAACCCTTTCTGAGAGCGCGGCGTTCCTTTTTTGACATCCTGACCCGTCCGTTCGGATGACGCACATAGGTTCCTCGTCCTTCGTACAGAAAGTTCACAGAGACGCCACGCTTCAGGGCAAGTTCCTCAACGTTGCTAAGGAGTTCTCGCTTCCCATTACGCACCACAGTCATTTTACCCCCTATGGTAGTTCACGGAGTCACAACACACAACTGCCTCTATTGGCATTTCTACCGTTGTGCCAAACCAGTCCCCCCGGTACACATCCCCGAATTTGGAAATGTGCTTGAGGAGTTCCCCTTCTAGGAGAATTTCCCCAGTTCGGAGGCATTGGGTGTTTTTGGCAACTCTACCGTCCATAGCCCTCCTCTTGCATGTACCGCCTTGTTCCATCGATGGGAGGGCCTCCCTCCCACGCCACCTCGATACCCTTTGCCTTGGCTATACCGCAGATAAACGTGACAGCTGGACGCTGATCGAGTCTCTCAGGCCCCGTTGAGAGGGGGGTGGCGATAAGCTCGATCTTTGCGAAACGTGCTTCCCAGATAGCTTGGGCAAGCATATAGCAGATCGAATTAGCCATAGGC